CGGGACTATTGAGATTAATTAGTCTATCACCCATGAGATCTCTAACTTGTTGTATTAACTCTTTAGTTATCTCCATTTTCTCCTGCTCAAACTCTTTCTTAACTTCTTCTAATCTGGTTAGGTCTACCTTAAATCCTGTTCTGTATACCTTACATAGACAGACAGCCACCATGTTAGTATGTGTTACAGTATCCATAAGATCAGCATCTGTTGTCATCAGTCTATTGTGTATCCTGTTGGCTAAATCAAACGTAGCTCTAAGATCATAGGTTAGATACTCTGATAGTTCTGAGTGAGGTATCTCTGATACAGACTTACCACTTTTAAAGTATTCCTTCATAGTGTCCTGTTTCTTATTATCTAAGTTGTATCTCTCAGCACACTGCTCCAAAGACAAAGGTTTCTTTTGCCCTCGTTGAAGAACATACTCGCCTAACATGGTATCAAATACTATACCATCATACTCAAAGCCTGACTCCCATAGCCAAATCAAATCGTGTGCAACATTGTGACACACAAGAACAGTAGTATTGTTCAATGCATCCTGCACAATCTGATGTCCATTAGGTGTTGGTTCTACATCGTTGTGATCAAACGTAACAATCCTTTCCCAATTGTCTGTCTTCATACCTACCATAACTAAGCTATTCTCACTTTCAAAAGGGTCTAAGTGTAGCTTGTCGTTACGTTTTACTACAGTGTTTTCTACATCAAGTATTAATCTCATCTTTTATCCCATCTATTATTTTAATTATTTTATCTAACGGCATCTTAAACCATTCTCCGTTATTGTCTACAGATAATTTACGTGCTTTGTCATGTGTCATTCTCTCTGCCTTATTTCTATCATCAAAAGTATTACTGTACTCTAACACATAATCTCTCAGAGGACTAGAAGTTTGATACCCTTTACATCTATCTTGTGCGTCAATAGCTTTTCCTATCTTGTACCATCCTTCCCAAGCAGGGTTTGATACTACGTATACATGACCTGATGCACACTGATTGTAATTCTTCAAAGAAGAAAATGCAGCATCATTAAATGTTTTGTACCGTCCTGCTTTGTAGAGAGGGTGACGCACAGATATATACTTACCGTCCACATACATTCTAGCTGTATTCTCTTTATCTTTGCAAGATGAACAATGATATTTTTTCTGTAATCTTTGAGACTCAAGCCAATTCTTACCCAACTCAAGTGTTTCTCCACAAGAGGGGCAAGTACCGTCAAACTTTTTAATCTTCTTAGTAACACCTAAAAGTATATTAGTTCTACCGTTCATGCTGTGTACCTCGCTGTCTTGTAGTCTAGCTCACAGACAATCTTGCCATGCCAACCAGACAGTTTGTTTTTCACCACATTGATATGTCTTTGTGGTGACTGTTCTTCCTCACCCTCAACGTCAGGGTTCTTTGCTAGTAGTAACATAAGATCAGCTTCGGCTGCCTTACCTGTTCTACTACCTTCCATCATGGCTTGGTTGAGTACAACCTTGCCCTCTGCTTCAGCAGATAGCTGTGACATATAAAATATAGCACAACCATACTGCTTGGCAATCATACGAGCATGGACAGCATTTGCTTTCAAGGCTTCATCCTGTCGAGCAAAACCACCTGTCTTTGCAAACTTATCTCCCATGTCTAGCACAACGACATCAGGCTTGAAAGATTTAGCTACACTCTCAACCCATGACATGTCACGTCCTGTGGAATCATAGAGCTTTACATTCTCTTTTACCTCTGCATACTTCTCGTGTGCCAGTTTAGGATTCTCTTTTATCTGATACTGATCCATTCCAGAACTAGCTGTGAGATATCTCATGCCAACTCTATGAACTGATTCTTCATTACACAAGACAACACACCTTGCCCCTTGCCTTGCGAAACCTGATGTTCCTGCGATCATAGAAGCATGAAAGGATGTCTTACCTGTGTTGGGTCTAGCTCCAACCTCAATCAGATGTCCTTCATTGATACCCTCAATCTTTCGTGTAAGACTTGGTATGTTGAATCTCCAACGTGCTTCCATGTCGTTCTTTGCAAGCAGAGTATCAATAGATATGTCAGCCCAATCTATATTCAAGGTAGGTATGAAGTCATCACCATACTGCTCTAGTAGATTACGTAAAGGTTCTAAGCTAGTCTGAGATCCGTTTACATAATCAAAACCAAGATTAGCAATCTCTTCACCTATCACCTGTTGAAAGAGCTTGGACAACACTTCCTGTGCTATGTCTTTACCGAGAGGTGACTCTTTCTTAATACGTAAAAACAAATCACCATAGGCTTGCTTCTGTGCTGTTGTCATCGTTGGATTGCTTGACATAAACAAAGCTTCGACCTCATCAGGTGTTACTGTTCTGTTGTATGTCTTCATAGCATAGTCAACAGATGTTTTGATCTTACGCAGATCTTTTGTAAAAAGTTTATCAGGACATTTGATACCTCTGTGATCATCGTAGAAGTCTTTGTTCATCAAACTACGTATTAGTGCTTGTTCCATTTAATTCATCTCCTATTGCTGTTAGTTTTTCAATGTCGTTAGGACGTTTGTATTTTAGATCGTCAGATAATCGAATCACTCGTACTGTTTCTACTACACTTCTAAGATCCTTGCACATTTCGGTTGCTTTAGGTAGTGCGTCAGGATCTAGTGCTACGATAGCTGAAGAGAACTGTGACAGATACCTCTTGTGTATGTCTGACAGTGACGTGCCTAACACAGCAACCCCAACATACACGTCACTGCCTACAATAACGGCACTGACACAATCCTCAACAACTACAGCGACTTTACCACATCCAGATGTGAATGGCAAGCCACTATTCCCATATCTTTTCCATTTAGGCAAACTATTTCTAAGACTTCGCCCAATAGCATCAACAGTGACACCATCATGCACGATGGGAAACACTGCTCTGTTATCTTTTACGTCATGATGTAGTCCACCCATCAAATCAAACCTTTCCATGAATCTTGTGATCTCAGGCTGTCCATTGTAGGGTACAACATATTCGGGCATCACAAAATGTTCAGCCTGTTTCTCCTCTTTACGTAAAGTTCTTTTGATGTCCTCTACAGATAAATGCACAGGTTTAGAGCCTGACACATTGCACGATGCCTTATAACAGTTCCAAAGTAACCGACCCATACTGTTGGTAACTGTAAAAGTTTTGTAACCACCACAGTTAGGACAGTTCATTCTTTTTGTTTCATCATTTAATATGTCTATATCACTTAATATGTTATATATATTATGCATTATACTTTCTCCTAGTGTTCAAAGCATTCTTTGCACTCTCAAATGTGTGCTTCAGATAAGGCTTGACCGACTGTACATTTGTGTGTCCTGTCACTGACATAATCTGCCCCATTGGGACTCCACTGTCAACCATTTCTGTAACTCCTGTCCGTCTGAGATCCATAAGTTTGAGTTCGTCAGGCAGGTTTAAATGCTTCATGACACGTTTTGCTATTTTTGATACCCTTTCCAACCCATAGGGGTGGTACTCGCCCTGTATGGGCTTTATATTGGGTGCTACATACCTTTGAAAGCCAAAGTCTGCCTTCTGTTCTAGCAACATCTCGTATAGATCATCACTGATAGGCAAAAACACTTTTGATCTACGTTTAGACTGCTCCAAGGTCAGTTGACCCTTGTCTAAATCGAGGTCTTGCCAAGTCAACAGACGCATATCTCCTATTCTTTGACACCATTCGTATGCCATCTGCACTATCAGACCTATGCTACGATATTCGTAGTTTGCATATGCATAGTCAAGAAATTGACAAACCTGTTCTCTAGCCCACACCACACGTCTTGGTTGAGATGCCTTTCTTCTTATGTTTGAGAAAGGATTATGATTACCATACTCCATCTCAGTTGCATAGTTGTATACCCTAGATGCAACACTACATACATGATTGGCAAGAGAGACACCACGTCTGACCCAAAGCTCATAAGTTCTCTTAGCTAACCTACTAGATATAGTATGCCACTTTTTATCACCTAAATCTAGGCAAAGTATCCTAATGAAGTATATATAATCTGCTTTAGTAGACTTACGTAAAGCATTGAAATCATTAGACAAAAGATAAATGTCACAAAGTTCTGACAGGGTAGTTGATCTGGTAACTGATAGCTCTGTCATTTTCTCTTGACGGTATTCATCTATCAGTTTGTTCAGATCTGCGGCTATCTTTTTTGCTTCACTATAATTTTGTCCTAGCTCTCTGCGAGACACTACACCATCTTCAATCAAAGAACGAGGTGGATTAAATCTATAACTCTTCAACCCTTTTGGTGTGTGTCTCTGTTGCATATATCTAAGAAGCTTAACCATCAGAATACACTCCCTGTTAAGAAGGCAAGTATCCAAACAACAGCTATATAAATTAAAGTTATCTTAAATTCTTTGCTCATTATTTCTCCCATCTGTAAAAAATATGTCTATCAATTCTAGTTGTGCGTGTCTTGGTTTTCGCCCATGCAGGACGCACATAGGTTGCATGGTAATGTGTAGCTCCTTCGGTCACATCAAGGGCTATCTTACCAGATAAAACAATAGATGCATACTCTTTTGCATACCACCATTCCTTGCTATCTACTTTAGGCTCATCTCTTTGCCCATCACAATACCAACTGAACTGACATTTATGTAGCACAGGTTTGTTTGTTCCCTTGTATGTGACAGCTTCGGTCACTACATCACACACGTTGTCAGGAAATCTTCTGTCCTGTACTCTGTTCATCACCACTTGACCTACGGCTACCTGTCCAAGCATAGACTGATTCTTGGCTTCATGATATATGTTGAGTGCCATACAATATAATGGCATTGTAAATGCTATTTCTAATATCATCCGTTTACTATCCTCGCTATATCAAAGTGGGCATACACTAGCATCCCACCAATTACTACTATGCAAACAAGAGCCACCAACAGATCCGTCAGTAGCTCTCGTCTGGTTTTCTTTTGCTTGTTATACTTGCTCATATAAATATTCCTACGACTGCGTTAGTCAATAAGGTTATGATTATAACAAACGCTATTGTTAACAGCAACACTTGCCCCTCAGTCATGACAGAAGTTCCTGAACCATTTGCATTGGTTGTCACCTTTGCAGACTCGTTCATGCTTGGCTGTTTCCCAACACTCTGATTGCCAAGGTGAGAAATACTTTGTAGTAAATCTGTCCACCCAATCCTGTCCGTCCACTGCCCACAGTGATAGTATGGGCAGAGGTACGAGAAGCAAGAACACTACAAAGAATGCCATGCCAAAACCTTTGTTATTATATGGTTGAATCTCTTTCTCTTTCATTTCTAAACTCCTTTTCAAGTTCTTCTTTTAGTTTATCTTTTAGATCGTCAGCTTTCTTTTTGTCCTCTTTATTATTAAAGTCTCCAAAATCTACAATGACATGCTTGTCAAACCAATCGTGGTCAAATTCTTTACTCATGATTATATTCCTTTCTTTTTGTTAAGACCTTGTGGGTCATATTGATCTTCGTATATTTCATCGGGCATGAACATACTGCCTGTACCGTCATCAAACCAGTTGTTCATAAACATTATAACAATCAGCGTTATCATAATGTAGCTGAACCACTTCACAAACC